CATACGCCCGTAGTGTACTCGGCGCAGTGGTCGCCGTCGCAGCCACAGGCAACTACGCCCCAGACGACCTCGCCAAAGCGGCTGTCGCCGCCCTGATTCCGCCAATCCTGCGTTGGGCGAACAGCAACGACCCCGCTTTTGGTAGGGGTGCAAAAAAATAATGCCGCTGTTGGTTGCACCCATCAAATTTTGCAGCCATCTTAAAGGTAAAAAACCCAGTCAAATTACGCCAGATATTTTGCGTAAATGTTCGGGTGGTGGCAAAATGGAATTATGTGCCGCCGATGCGTGGGATGCTATGGTTGCCGCCGCCAAAGCGGACGGCATTGTTTTGAAACCCACCAGTTTGGGCGACCAGTTTCGCAGTATTGAACAACAAAAAACAGCGTTTTTGCAACGCTACCAAAAAGAACCAGTTACAAATTCTACCAGTCGAACATGGAATAAACAAAAATGGTGGTTAAAAAAAGGTTTTGCCCCTTTGGCTGCACCCAACGACGACCCCAAAACTTGTAGCCGTCACATGTTGGGGTTGGCGGTTGATGTTGCCAATGCTTACGGCAAAACATTAAAATGGATTATTGACAACAATGAAAGGTTTGGTTTCAGTCACGAGGTTCAATCGGAGCCTTGGCATATTCGTTATGTCGTTGGGAACAATGTTCCAGCGGCAGTTCAACAGTTTTTAGAACAACCCAAATAACAATTCGTTAGGATGGTGTTTATGCGTAAATGGTTTTTGCCCATTGTTGCTGTTTGTTTGATTATGCCCGCCAACCATGTTGGCGCCATTTCCAAGGAGTTGGTTGGCAAATGCGGGCATTGGCTTGACGAGGCGTTGAATGTCGGATGGTCCAGAACCCATTTGTCCCAGTTGGATTATGTGATGTGGCGTGAATCCAGATGTCTGCCCAACATGTTCAACCCAACCGACCCGAATGGTGGGTCTTTAGGGTTGTTGCAAATCAACTTTTTTTGGTGTTTACCCAACCAATATTTTTTGAACGGCTGGTTGCAATCCAACAATATTTTGACTTCGTGCGCCCAGTTGTCCAATCCGAAAATCAATTTGCGTGCCGCTTTGGCAATCTTTGAATATTCCAAAAACCGCAACAACAACGGCTGGAAGCCTTGGAATCAATAATGGAATTGTCCGAACTGTTGAACGAAAAAGAATGGCGACTATGCAAGGGTTCCGAGGACGCCGATGTTGAGGGACAGTTGGCTGCGTTCATCTATTTTTGCGAAAACTATTGGTATATCAAACATCCTGAGCGTGCCCGCATTTTGTTCAAATTGCGCAAAGCACAAATAGATTCTGTTCGGGTTTGGTTGGATGCCAGATATTCGCTTGTCCTCAAGGCTCGACAGATTGGGTTTTCCACTTTGGCTGCGGCGTATGCGTTTTGGCTGACATTTTTTTGGTCCGACCGTTTTGTGGTCATGTTGTCACGCACCGAGCGTGAGGCGGCGAAGTTGCTGTCCAAAAGCAAATATGGTTACAAATTTTTGCCATATTGGATGAAAGACAGGGGACCGAAACAGGTTACGGAACATCAGTTGAAAATGATGTTTGACAACGAATCAGCCATCGAATCTTTGCCGTCTGGCAACGACCCCGCTCGTGGCGAGTCCGTGTATTTGGTAATTGTGGACGAAATGGCGTTTTTGCCCAACCCCGAGGAGGCGTGGGCGTCAATTGAGCCGATTGCCGATGTCGGCGGTCGTGTCATTTGTTTGTCCACCGCCAACGGTTCTGGCAACTTTTTCCACAATCTTTGGGTTGGTTCACAAACTGGTGCGAACCAGTTTGTCGGCATTTTTTTCCCTTGGTCCGCTGGCGACCGTGACGAGGAGTGGTATGCGGTCAAAGAAAAAAACATGGTTTCTTGGCAGTTGCACCAAGAGTATCCACGCTTCTCGGAGGAGGCGTTCATCAAATCGGGCAACCCTGTTTTTGACATAGATTTGTTGAACACTTTTGAACCCGTTGAACCCGAAATCGGGTTTTTGTATGCGTATTCAAACAATGTTGTCGAATTTCGCCCTATGGAAAACGGCAATTTTTCTATTTGGGAATTTCCCGAACCTGAGGCTGTTTATGTGATTGGCAGCGATGTCGCCGAAGGTTTGGCGCACGGCGACTACAGTTCCGCCCACATCATCAACGCCACCTACGGCTATGTTGTGGCGCATTGGCACGGACATGTTGAACCAGATGTTTTCGGTGAAATGTTGGCTCAAATGGGTTGGTGGTACAACACGGCGCTGTTGGGCATTGAATCGAACAATCACGGTTTGACCAGCCTGAAGGCTGCGCAAAATTTGGGTTATCGCAACCTGTATCGTCAGCGCCGTTTGTCCAAGGTCCATCCGCAGGCTAGCGACACTTTGGGTTGGCGTACCACTGTTTCCAGCAAACCGTTGGCTATTGACGAGTTGGCTGGTGCTTTGCGCACAAACACATTGGAGGTGTACTGTGCCAAAACTTTGGCTGAGTTGAAAACTTTTGTCCGCAAATCAAACGGCAAAATGGCTGGAAGCCCGTATGACGACCGCACCATCAGTTTGGCTATTGCCAACCAAATGTTGAAATATGTGTGGTTGCCCGAATATCGCAGCAATTCTATTGTGCCCAAAAACAGTTTGTTGTGGTGGGAGCGGCATTTAACCAGCGCTAAAGCCGCCGACAAGGTGCCTATCGGGGCGCATAATGTTCGGGACGGCGCACTCTACTAGATTTTTGGGTTTTGGGAACAGAATCAGCATGTTTGTATGGATATTCAATGCGAATCATGTCAAAAAAACTTTATTGCCGACGAAACACCTCACCGAGGCGCCATTTGCTTTAGTTGCCATATCCGCAGCATAAACATACAATTCACCTACGGCAAACAGGATTTTCATGGTCCCACGATTCGTGAACGGCAAAAAAAACAGTTGGAAGATGCCGCCATTCACGGCATCAACGCCGAACCCGTGACAAACTGGATGTGATGATGGAAGCCGTCATTGTGCCCCTTGTGGTCGCCGTCATTATGGGTCCAATAGTGGTTTTGATGAACAAAATGCGTGGCGAAAACACCGACCAGCACGCCGAAGCAAGACGGTTGCTGCATCGGGTCGCCGACAAGGTGGACAAGGTTGGTAGTAAATTGGATGAACATATCGGCTGGCACAAAGGTAAAAATAAATAATGGCACGAAAACCGACATTAGAATATCTCAAACAGTACAAACAAAAACTTGAAGTTTCCAAACGGTGGCGCAAAAATGACGGCTATGACGCCACTTGGAAGCGTTTAACCGACCTGTATAAAGGTCGTCATTATGAGCATTATAGCGCCGAGGACCGTCTGCTGGTCAATGTCGTGTTTTCCACCATCAATGTGATTGCCCCCAGTATCGCCATCAATCACCCAAAAATTGTTGTCAATGCCACCAAACCCGAAAATGCGCCAAATGCGATTATCACGGAAGCGGTCGTGAACTATTGGTGGCGTCACAGAAACATCAAAACAGAGTTCCGTCGTTCGGTCAAAGATTTTTTGATGTACGGGCACGGCTGGATGAAGGTTGGTTATCGTTTCGTCGAGGAGGAAACAATCGGCGAAAATGGCGATATTTCGGACCCTGTTGAAGGTGGCGAATCCACGACAATTTCTGTTATTTTGGAAGATTCGCCGTTTGCGGAACGGGTTTCACCTATGGATGTTTTCGTTGATGCCGACGCAACCAGCATGGCGGATTTGCGTTGGATTGCCCAACGCATCCGCCGTCCGATAAACGAGGTGAAATCGGACAAACGGTACAACAAAACAGCCCGTGAAGCGGTGACGGTGATGGCGGTCAGCCGCTATTCCGACGACCCCTCCAGACGCAAAATATACGACAAAAATGCTGGATATGCGGAAATATGGGAATATTACGATATTTCCAGCAGAACGATGAGCGTGTTCGCCGAAAACAGTGAACAGTTCTTGATTAAACCGATGAAGATGCCGTATTCTTTCGGTCATCCGTTTGTCATGTTGAGGGATTACGACATACCCGACACTTTTTATCCGATTGGGGAACTTGAGGCTATTGAGCCGTTGCAGAAAGAATTGAACGAAACCCGCACCCAAATGATGAACCATCGCAAACGGTTCGCACGCAAATATCTGTACAAAGAATCGGCGTTCGACCAGTTGGGTCGCACCGCCTTGGAATCCGAAGAGGACAATGTGATGGTGCCCGTAATCACGGACGAGGCGTTGCCGAATGTGATGATGGCTTTGCCGACGACCATCACACCGCCAGAGTTCTATAATCAATCCAATTTGATTATCGGCGACATCGACCGTATTTCGGGTGTGACCGAGTTTATGCGGGGCGCCCCCAGCGAAATTCGTCGCACCGCCACCGAATCGTCGTTGTTGCAGGACGCCGCCAACGCCCGCACAGCCGACAAATTGGCTACGGTTGAGCAGGGCATTGCCGAGGTCGCCAGACGGCTGGTGGCTTTGACACAACAATTTATGACTGGTGAACAGGTTGCCCGCATCACCGCCAAAAACGGTGAACAGGTTTGGGTCACTTATGACCGTGAATATTTGGAGGGCGACTTTGATTATGAGGTTGAGGCTGGTTCCACCCAGCCGCAAAACGAATCTTTCCGCCGCCAGATGGCGTTGCAAATGGTTGATGCTATGGCGCCGTTCGTCGGTGTCGGCGTGATTGATTTGCGCAAACTGGCTGCCCATGTGTTGCAATTCGGTTTCGGTGTCAAAGCACCCGAACAGTTTATGATGGCTCCGCAACCCGCCGCCCCCCTAGGGGCGCCCGAAAACGCCCCCCAAGGAATGGCTTTGCCCCCCCAACCTGAACTTGGTGCCGAAACAATGGGGCAAACCTTAACCCCCTAGGGAACAGCCCAATGTATTGGTGAGAGCAACCACTTTGCGGACTCTTGGAGAAATATATGAGCGATGAAATCGCAACACAGGACAACACGGACCCCAATCTCGGGACAACCGAAAAAGTTGAAATGGAAACGCAGGTTTCTGACACACCGTTTCTGGAGACAGACAACTACCTTAATCATGTAGTCAAAGTCAAATTGGACGGCGAGGAACTACAGGTTCCGTTGTCGGAGGCGCTTGCTGGTTATCAACGACAGGCTGATTACACTCGCAAGACGCAAGAATTGGCGGAGCAACGCAATCAAATGCAGTATGCCGCCACCATTCAGGCGGCTTTGGAGCGTGACCCTGAAGCGACCATTGACCTACTTGCTAGGCACTACAACATTGGTCGTTCGCAGGCTGCCGCTGTTGCTGACGAGGTTGATGATTTTCAATCACTTGACCCGCAGGAACAAAAAATGCGTGAACTGGACAAGCGGGTTGCATCTTTTGAAGAATATCAATCTCAAATGGAGGTTGAAAAAGAAATTCAAAAACTTCAACAGCGTTACAGCGATTTCGATGTCCCAGCCGTTGTTCAAGCCGCTTTGCGTGCCAACTCAACGGACCTAGAGGGAACATATAAGCAACTTATGTTCGACAAAATTATGGCACAACAAAACATTCAAAAACAGGCTGAAGCGCAGAAACAACAAACCGAGAAATTGGTTGTTGAAGCCAAGCGTCAGGCTGCCGTTGTTGCTGGCGGGTCCAACCCTGCCAGCACCACAAACGAATCTGTTGAGCCTATTACCAATGTTCGTGATGCTTGGGCTGCCGCCAAACGGCAACTTGGCGCAGAACTGTAATTATTAACAACTATTTTTAGGAGAAAACACAATGGCTGGTAACAGCAATTTTGATGCGTTGCTAAGCACAACGCTCGCAAATTATCGTGACCAACTCACGGACAACATTTTCACGGCTCGTCCGCTGACCTACATGTTGAACGAGAATGGTCGCATCCGCATGCTCAATGGTGGCACCAAGATTGTCGAACCACTCGTGTATGCAACCAACGACACAATTGGTTCGTACTCGGGTTACGACACAATTTCTTTGACACCGCAATCTGGTATTTCGGCTGCCGAATATGAATGGAAACAGTACGCTGGCTCCATTTCAATCAGCGGCATCGAGGAAGCCAAGAACAACGGCGAACAGGAAGTCATCAACCTGTTGGAAGCCAAAATCATGCAGTGTGAAGAATCAATGCGTGAAGGTTTCAACACCATGTTCTATGGTGACGGCACTGGCAACAGCAGCAAAAACTGGAACGGGTTGGGCATCATTGTTGAGGCGACTGGTTCGTTGGGTGGTATTGACCCATCGGCGTCAGGCAACTCGTGGTGGCAGTCATATGAGGAAAACACTTCAACCGCTTTGACCCTTGCCTTGATGGCTACCGCCTATAACAGTGTTTCGGTCGGCAACGACCATCCAGATGTCGTTTTGACAACACAAACACTGTACGAAAAATACGAGGCTTTGCTTCAACCGAATCTTCGTTACACGGACACCAAGACGGCGGATGCTGGTTTCCAAAACCTGCTGTTCAAGGCTAGCCCCGTGATGTACGATGTGTCGTGCACAGCGGGTGTCATGTTCTTTTTGAACACGAAGTATCTCACGCTTGTCGGTCACTCGGCTAAGTGGTTCCAGCAAACAGAGTTTGTTCGTCCAGAAGATTTGGACGCTAGGTATGCGCTCATTATGTGCTATGGCAACCTGACTTGCCGTAACCGTAAGAAGCAGGGCAAACTTACCGCAAAAACCGCCTAATTGGATTGACAACTAAGGAGAACAACAATGCCACTATTAGCAAATGACACAGATGGTGCGATTACACGCAAGCGTCTGGAAACTTGGGCAGCCAAGGAAGAAAAAGTAACCGTTGTTGCGGCATCCGATGCTGCGACAACCCAATCACAAAGCACCCTCGCAGGGGCACATCATGTCATCTATACGATGACCCCATCCACTGGTCGTGCCCTCACGACACCGACGGGTGCCGAGTTGGGTGCGGCGTTCACGGATGAAGCAATCGGAACTTCTTTCAAGTTCTCGGTTGTGAATCTGGCATCTGCAACACATGCAGTCACGGTGACTGCGGGTGCTTCAGGTGTGACGATATCGGGTGTGGCGGCAGTTGCTGCTGCAACTTCGGGTTCTTTCGTCGGCGTATTCACCGCAGCCAACACGGTAGTAATTTACCGAGTTTGACCAATAGGTAGGTTGGGTGGGGGACAAAAGCCCCCACCCAATTTGTCGGCAAAGAAAATATCGTGTCAAACAAATCCCGCAAACCGTTTGATGGCATCGGGCGCCCATCCAATGATTTGGACAGAATTTACGGGTCGGATACCGATGCGAAAAGAAAGGCACAACAGGTTTTGGGGCGAAAAGGAATACCCGCAGACTATATGTTTCAATATATTGCGGAAACAGACATGCGTGCCTACGCCAACAAATATTTGAAAAATCGGCGAGGTCAAAGAAAACAAAGGGGAAACAAAAGGGGTAAAGATTAATTATGCCTGTTAAATACCGAATTTTATCTAATCATGCCGACGCCAAACCGAAGGCTGGCACAAAAACCAGCAACTATCCCCCAAAAAAGAAATCAAAAAATAAGTCCGTTCCCAAGGGCTACTGATTATGTCTAACAAACCCCGCAAAGCGTTCGACGGCATCGGTCGTCCACAAGGCTGGATTGACGATGCCGCAAAAGTGGCATTGCGTGCTGCCGAAAAAGTCGCCGACGAGATTGGACGACTACCAATACGGGCAAAAACAAAAGTTAATCCCACGATTCGCAAACACATAAAAAGTTTCCCAAAATTCCAACAAAAAACTATTAAAGACCTGTATTTGGGTCCCAAAAAAGGAACATACGGTAATCCATATAGTGCTAAAGCCGCACCAAAGATGGAACCCTTCAACCGACAACAGTTTCGTAACGAACTTAGACAAAAAATTGCCTACCACAGAAGCGGCGGCAAAAAAGGAAAAAGATAATGTCTAGTAAACCACGCAAGGCGTTTGATGGTGTTGGTCGTCCAGCGGGAATCATTGACGATGTTATTCGTCCCATAATCCAAAAAGGTGCCCACAATATTAGTCGTGCCGCAAGCAGGCTGGAGGACAGGATGTTGTATAAGCGTGGTCGTGGGTACACTCAGGATATGATAAAAATTGTCAAAAAGAAAACTTCTCCAACTAGCGACATGGCGTTTAGGGTTGCAAACGCAAAACATCACGAAATAATGCTTCAGCAGGGACGAAAAGCGGGACGACAATCTTGGTCCAAACCCAAAACCGTTCGTAAGGCGGCACAGATTGCCAGAACCAAGAAGTACTGATTATGGCTACTAATAATATTGAAGATGATTTGCGTAAAATGATTGAACGCTTCATAAATCAAAAAAGAGGACCAAGGCGTATGCGTATTGCGGGTCCTCCGAAACGCAGGAAGGGTGTTACTGACCCTAGACCGACAGAAACAGAGAAAGGTCCTCGCCGCAGACGACCACGCCCGATGCCGATACCATTACCAATACCAAGAGGTCCTAAAATTAAACCACGACCCATGCCAATACCAAGAGGTCCTAAAAATGGTAATCCAAAACCAAAACCTATGAGACCGTATCGCCCCAAAGGTTTTGAACCCGAAGATATGCCTAATAAATATAGTTTATACGAAAAACAAAGAAAGAAACATCAAGCAAGAACCAAGAAATACTGATAATGGCAAGTAAGAAACCCAGCATCAAAATTCCGTTGGACGATATTGTTCGCAACGCCATTCGTGCCGCAGGCAAAAAAACCAGAAGCATTGGCAAAGCGGTCAAGAAGGCTGATGCTGCCGCCAAAGCAGCCAAAGCAGCAAAATTTCGGGCGAAATACGGCACGGCTGCCCAGCGTGCCGCCGCCCGTGCCAAAAGATTGGGACCGTCCATGACATTCGAACAGCGTTTTAATGCCCAAAAAGCGTTGTTCCGTGAATACGACAAGAAACTTAA